GCTGTCAGGTTGGCAATATTTTCAAAGGTTTTGGATCCGCCATTAGGCCCTTTACCCACCTTTGATATCCATTCTGGATTCCTAGACCGCTTCTTAAGTCCTTCGGCATGGTTGGCCTTCCAGGTAGGGTCAGAACTCTGTTCCTTGTTCCTGGCAATCCATTTGGGATCTCTGGCCATGGCCTTATTCTTCTCAGCCATCTTTCTTTTCCACTCCGGGTTCTGAGACCTCAGCCTTACGCCATCCCGGTCAAACCCCTCTCCGCCGCCAGTGAGATTGTACCCACGGGGAGCAAGGCTCTGATGCTGCCAGATGAAAAACGACTCGGCATCATTGACCAATTCGTCTGGAACTTCATCTAGGAGAATGTCCCAAATGAAGTTCTCTTTGCCATGTTTATTGATGGCTCGAGCTAGGCCGATACAATGCGACTGGGGCTTGAAGTGTTGCGCGATCCTAGTTCGGACATGAATGCTCTTCCCGACATACATTTTTCCATTGACCTTGTTGGTGATGCAGTAGATTGCGTTCATTTTCAATCCTTCTTCCTGCATCATCATATCAAAATCCTCTATTCCTTTGGCGGATTCTCGATCTCAATCCGAGCGATGAACGAATTCACCCCGTCGAAAAAGTCCTCAAAGTCTACCGGCTCCCGGTGATACTCTCGGAGGAACTGGTAGTACAGGTACAGATACCCGGAACCCACCCGTTCCTCGATGATCTTCGAAACCCTTCCGCCGCCCCGGTTTACTTTGCCGGTACTGTGTCTTTCCGCGGCGACGTGTATTTTTTTAGTACGAACGCGGTGGTGTCCTCGAGCAAGAGCTGGTAGAACACCGGGTTCTGGCTCAAGAAAGCGTCAGCCTCGAGGGTCTGGTTGATGTCGGTCAGGACCGCGATGGCCCCCACCTGAACATCATCCAGGAAAAAGCTGACGTTCTTCTTGAGGATGCAAGCCTTGGCCAGCCGGTCCCGCAGATCGAAGGTTTCATCGGTCAGCGACTCACCCGGGGTCTTGATCCGGCTGACCAGTTGGAAGGACTCCCGGAGCGGGGGGTTGTTGAAGTCCCCTTCAATCCTGAGGCTGACGTTCTTAAAATCCGACGACTTGACCACGGACTGATAGAAGTCCAGGACCGCCTCGTCACCGAAAACGTGATCGTAGGTATCGGTCATGCCGCCAACCAGTCCTGGTAGTTGAACTCGACGGGGTACTCAGGAATGTCGTTACCAGCCAGCAGCAAGAGGTCGAACACCTTGAGGGTTACACCCACCAGGGTCACGGCATCGGTCTGGCCGTTGATGCTGGTCGCCACACGGAGCTGCCCACCCAGGGAGTCGCCGAGGAGTTGTAGCTGGCGGGCGATCAGGACGATGTCGCCATCCGTGACGGCGTTTCCGCCATGCACCGCGGTGATGGTGAAAGAGCCGGCCCGGGCGGTGTTCGTGAGGGTGATGGCCGACCCGTCGACCAAGAGCACCACTTTCGAGTTGTCCACCATCTGGCGGGCCTTGAAGTACTGGGCCTCGAGCTTGATGCCGGTGAGGTTGATGGCCACGCCCCCATTGATGAGAGGATGCGTGAACGAGTAAGTCGAGTTTCCTACGCTTTGAACGCTGTTTCTCGGCATGATGTCTCCTTACGCCTGAATGAACAGGGTGCCCTGTACCTGGATAGTTTCGATGTTCTGGAGGTAGTCGGCCTGCCAGGCGTGCGGAACGATCAGCGTCGACCCGCCCCCCGAAAGCTGACTGAACGGGGGCGCTACCTTGGTCGTGAAGTTGTCCAATACCCCGATGCCGCCGTTCGTGGTGAACGGGGTAGCCGCCGTGGTGAGGATCCCGAGGATGGCCTGATAGTTATCATTGTTCCGGCGCTTGCCCTGCGGAGTAGCGGGGTCGGTCAGGAACTCGACGCTCTTGATGGAGGCCACGAAGTCGATATAGGCCACCACCCAGTCGGCGCCCGGGAAGTTACCTTTGACGGTCTTGGGGTCGGTGAGAGCCACGGCTCCAGTGCCATTGCCCAGGGTCGCCCAGAAGCCCACGTTCTGCGCAACCAGGGCCGCGACGAAGGCCGGTCCAAGGTTGGCGCCGTTCGTTCCAGACGCCAGGCGGTCCAGCGTGGCGATCCGGTCCAGGGAGTTGCCGATGGCCGTACCAGACCCGTTCAGTGCTCCAAGGGTCAAGCCGAGCTGGTCCAGGAAGGGGTCGGTGCTCTGGCTCGAGTCACCGTAGCAGATGATCGCGTCCCCGGTGGAGTTCTTGATGGCCGTGGTCAGCGAAGTACCGGAACCGTTGACCAGGTTGTCGGCCACCTTGGTTCCGAAGCCTACCTGACTGAAAATCCCCGTGTCAGAGAAGGCGAACTGGGCCAGCGCCACGCAAGCCGCGTTGACATTCGACTCGATGCCCAGGCCCGCTGTGTACAACGTCTTGAAGTAGGCGTCGTACTTGTTGGCCGTGTAGGAGGTGAGCAAGCCCGAGTAGGCCGCCTGTCCCGAGTCCCAGCATGCGATGAAGACATTGGCAATGGAGTTGGAACCGAAGTAGCCCTGCAGGACCGACAGGAGCCCGCCGGTGGCGAAGTCGGTGTAGTCCTGGCTGGTGAGTTCGAAGTCGGTCCCCACGGCCGGGATACTGCCCGTCCAGACGCCCGAGAGAGTGGCGGCATCCACGAAGATCATGGCCTTGCCGAAGCTGGCCCCGGGATTGGTGGACACGCTGAACAGCGCGGAGAATGAGATGTACTGTTGCGCGATGCTTCCAGGATAGTCGTTTGCCATGGTCTACCTCAATTTTGAACCAGAGCGGTTCCGGTGATTTCTGCACTCGTGATGAGCGTCTGATCGGCTACGTCGATGGTGGAGGCCCATTCCACTTTGAAGAACACGTTGTAGGCCAGGATGTTGTTCAGGCCGTCTTGGAAGAACGTTGAAACCTCAATCCGGCCCAGGTCGTCGGCATAGAGCTGAGCATCCATGTCGGCCATCATCTGCATGACGTCGCCGCGCTGGAGCCAGTGCTTGACGCTCTCGGCCCACTGTTCGGACTGGGCGCCCACGATCTGGAGACGGCACTGGGAGTTCGTATAGACCTTTGAGTACTCGGCGCCGTTGACTCCGTTCTGGGGGTCATCATGACCGTAGGCCGCCATGGTGCGCGGGGTGGAGTCCATCTTGAGGAAACCGATCCAGGTGTCCGGCTTCATATTCCCCTTGGGGTCGAACAGCTGGGCTTTCGAAAGCCATGTCTGAGGGACCTTGTCGTCCGCGCCGTCCTGGGGATTGCGGAAGTTGCCCTGGAGGGGGATGACCAGATCCGAGATGGGGTTCTTGAAGAACACCTGAGACAGGAAGGTCTGGAGGCCGGCCTGGGTGAAATACATCAGGTGAACTCGTTTGCGCCGGTTTCGGCCACGGGAGCGAATTGCTGCCGCGTGCTGTTACCGATGCGCTCAGTGAGATCGTAGATGAAGAAACCACCCTGCCGGGCCCGGTCGGAGTCATTCATCAAGCGGTAGACGACGCCCTCGAACTCTACGAAGTAGCCCTGGAGCAGCGGCTCGGTGGACCATAGGGTTTGACTGGTCGAGGTGACCCAGTTACCGTGGTTGTCCTGGACTCTCTTGCCCTTGGAGTAGAAGATGCCCAGCTTGGGAATCGACGGCGTCGTGTCCTTATAGCCGCCGTTCACGATTGGGTTCTCGCTGAAGTATTTGTACGGTCTCTTGAGCTCGGGGAAGGAATGGAGGGTGCCCTGGTATATTCCGGCCGGCATCATCGCCCTTCCTTGATGACCGAAGTGGTCGCGTTAATCATGTCCGCGGTGTCGATCAGGGGCTTGTCGGACTGAAGTACCTTGCCCTTCTGGCGGCGGCTCTTGCGGCGAATGGTCGACTCGGCGTTCGGCACGGTCTGGCGGTAGTAGTCGCCGCGGACGAACTCCTGCACTGCTCCCACACCCTCGGCCGCGATGCGCTTCAAGCCCGGGCGCTTGTCGGCGCCGTTCTCGACACGCTTCATGTAGTGGTCTCGGATGGTGTCCCTGATCTCGTTCTTCTTGGACAGGATGCCTTCCTCAAGGAAAGGCCGTGCGGGGATCTGGGCATTCCCGTAAGTCTGAATCCGCGCCAGTTCATCCATGGTCAGGTCGGAGTCAGGGTGGGGCCGGCCCTCGGGGTAGCCG